ACGGAGAAGCATCTGTTGACACTCGGTGCGATCGGAGTTACCCGGCGTACGCCGGGTTACTTCCACTAACACTGAGGAACAAGTCATGTTTGCAGATACCCTTACCATTACCATCAATTCGGTTGCCAAGGTTCTCACTCGTGTGAACCAAGACGGCTACTCTTCTGAGTACCTCCTTCGGGAGGCGACTGGTGATTTCCGGCTAAAGCTTCGGAATTCTTCGTATACTGACAAATCTCGAGGTGTTGTTGTCGATCGACACAACATCGAGTTTGTTTATACGATCTATCCCGTAGCTCCCTCAACCCTCTCGGTTATTCGCAAGTACTATTCGGTACTTGAGAATGATCATGTCGACGATGTTACTGCCGACAGCCAATTTGCAGCTGGCATTACCGCGTTTCAAACCGCGGCAAATTATGTCAAGCTGTTAAACTGGGAGTCCTAACTATGTGTTAGGTCGTTGAGGGGGGAATTATCTGCAGCTAAGATTAATCATTTCACTAGAAAGGAAAGGATTATGAAAAGCTTAGCAGATGACTTGCTCATGGTAGCAGAAGGTGTCCTTGCGGATTACCTTCTGGCGTACCCTGCTGACGCTGTAGATGTTAGTCGTGATGGAAAACGACTCTCCCTACTAGTCAAAGAGAGAGGTCATAGTGTTTTTACGCTTGACCTCCCGGAACTCGACGAAACCCTACTTCAGGGCCTCGAGAGTGGCCGTCTTATACTTGGTAAAGCTCTAAGCAAAAGAGCTTCTCCTAGTATCCTAGTACCCAGATTGTTCAGGGGACTATGGTTACGGATCTTTGACGTCAGTGGAAATTTGAGCGAGAATCCCGACGAATCTGCGATCTTCTTTCTGCGACAGCTATGTTGCATAGGGAAGAAAGTAGAAATCGAGTGTAGCCCCAACAGACTTAAACAATCTGTAAAGGAATACTTCGATGTCGAGCGAGAACTCAGAGCTCCCACCCTCAGGTGGGAATCCGATGAGCTCGGGTCCGAAAGTGAAATGGGCCGCTGTAGCTTCGTTGCTACT